TCCTGTAGTAGGAGTATCTGATATTGCAGCAGGATCTTTTAAAGTAGTTCTTAGTAATGGTGGTTCAGCTGCATTAAATAATGTAGTTAAGGTTCATTACCTTATTATAGCATAATAAATACTAATAAAAAAAACATGTCAGTAGGAGATTTAAAAACAGATGGTTTAAAAGGAAATAATTTTCCTTGGCAATTAAAAATGCTAAAAGGTTTACAAGGTATTATTAATGCTATTATTGCAATTCCTGCAACTCCGCCAATTTCAGCATTATCTAAAACTCCTGTAATAGAAAGAATAACTGGAGTAACACTTGGAATTAGTGTTCAAATACAATCTATATCTATAGCATGTCCTGTTACTAGTGGTGCTCCTATAAGTGTTAGTACTGATAATGGTATAAATTTTACAGGTGTATATCCTGGAGAAACTGTTTATTATGATGCAGGAACATTAAATAATTATTTTGCTGCTAATTTATTTCAAATTGATACTCTTTCTGGAGGTGAAGCATTAATTACATATATTATATAACTTATAATGTCTACACGAATAGAAATAAAAGCTGAGTGTGATCCACCAATTAATTTATTAATACAAAATTGTTGTGATCCATTAATACAAGAAATTATTTCTTTTGATACTCCTGGGTTACCTCCTATTGGAGCATTTGTAGATAATGAAGGAAATTGTTGGTCATTATTAGGTACATCAACAGATCCCGTTAATTCAGTAAAAATTGTTAGTGATCCATATGGAAGTTGTGAGACATGTCTAAATGAAAATCCATGTCCTGATAATTTATTAGTAGATTCATGTTGTCAAGCATTTAGTACAATATTTAGTGGTTCTTTACCTGGTGTAGTAGTAGGAGATACTTTTTTAGATACTTTTGAATTTTGTTGGACAATAATAGGTACAACTCAATCACCTATAAATGGTGTAGTTTCAGTTGATACAGCTTATCCAGCACAAGGTTGTTTAGCATGTAACCATGCATGTCCTAATATTTATACTATAACTTCTTGTTGTAAAGATTTATGTACTACTCAATTTTGGGATCTTTATACAACTTTAGAACAATTAGGAGGAGGTACTCCTGGAGAAACATTTGTAGATCAATTTGGATTTTGTTGGACAATTGGTATAATACCAGAAGTAAACTTTACATTGTTAACAGGTTCATTTATACAATATGTAGCAACAGCTGGACCATGTGGTATTGATGATACACCATGTACTAATGCATGTAATAATATAGTATTTTATACAATACAAAATTGTTTAACATTAGAAACTGAAGTAGTTCAGTGGGCTTTTGGTTTACCAGTTGATTATTCTTTTCTTATAAGTTTTACTACAAACTTTAGTCCAAGATGTTATAAAATTATTAGTTGGGATAATACATCTTTACCAACAAAAATAATTGATGCTGTTGAAGATTGTTTTGAAAATTGTATAAGTTGTCTAGGGGGTTAATAATATGAAATACTTAGTTATATTACTTTTATTATTATCATCTTGCTCTCTTGAAAAGAGACTAGCAAAATATTGTCCATTATGTGTACAAAAAGATAGTACTGTAACAGTAATACAAATCAAAGATACTACAATTGTAATTCCTGGAGAAAGTATAACTTTAATTGATACTTTATATTGTGATTCTTTAGGTAATGTTATATCTAAATTAAAAGAAGAACTAAGAGATAAAGATGGTTCTTTAGTTAGTGTACAAACTAAGATTAAAGATAATGTGTACTACACAAAAGCCAAGGTACACACAATATATAAAACAATTAAGGGTAATGATGTTTACCATACAAGAGTTGTCACCAAAACTTTAAAGCCAGAGAAGATAAAGTACATTCCATGGTGGGTAAATTTCTTTGCTGTACTAGGAGTAATATTATTTCTTATACTACTTGTATACTTTGGATATAAGTTGATTAAACTTTATTTATTATGAAAACACAGTTAACATTATTACTAATATCAATACAACAAGAACTTTTGACTTTAATATCTATTTGCTTTGCATTCTTTTTACCAATCTCAGGAATACTCTTGATGATTGGAGTATTAATTGCTATTGATACTATGACAGGTATTTGGAAAGCTAAGAAGTTAAAGGAAAAAATAACTAGTAGAAAACTCTCAAGTATTATAAGCAAGTTAGCACTTTATGAGGTTACTGTGATTATGTTTTTTTTAATAGACAAATTCATACTAAATGATATCATCCTCACTTTTTTTAGTGTGCCATTTATGCTCACTAAAGTAGTGGCATTGGTCCTAGCTAGTATAGAGGTAATGTCAATCAATGAGAATTATAAGATAGTAAAAGGCATAGACCTATGGCAGTCAATGAAACTATTATTTGCTAGAGCTAAGGATATTAATAATGACATTAAAAAGATAAAAAAATGACATACACTAGAGAGCAAATAGAAAAAGCAGTAAAAGAAAAAGGATACACTTATTTTAAAGGTCCTGGAAACTATGATGTTAATGTAGTAGGAGTAAGAAATTCTGATACTGGTCAAACAGTAACTAATTTATTTGATGACAAGATGACTTTATCTTATAAGTTAGATGGAGTATGGAAGTATCATGAGTGGGATAACACAACTGAACCAGGTAAAAAAGGAGTTACACAATATCATAATTCAAATGGTGTAGCTAGATTAGTACCAGGACAATATAGAGGTGTATATGCTATATCTAAGCACCAAGGAAAGTATGAGGCATTATGTCAAAGACTAGGTGATGTTACTGTATGGAGAGATAAAAATAAAAACATGACTTTTGATGAGGTTGAAACAGATACAGGAATGTTTGGTATAAATATACACAAAGCAGGTACAGTTTCAAACTTTGTAGAAAATTGGTCAGAGGGCTGTCAGGTATTTAAAAGAGTAAAAGATTTTGATGAGTTTATGAAAATAATAAATAAAGCTAAAGATTTTCATGGCAATCATTTTACATATACTTTACTAGAGAGTAAAGATATTAATTAATTAAACAAACAATTATGAAATTTAGAAACAGCTGGAAATCAGCAACAAAACAATGGGACAAGATATCTATAAGATTTAGATTATCTTCAGTAGATTTATTTACTTTAGAAATAGATATTTCTAGAGAATTTTATATGTTAACAATATTAAATTGGACTATTAAAAATAGATAATTAACTTATAGACATTACAAAGATCCAGGTAATTTAATTTATTTGGATTTTTTTTTTGTTTAAATATTTTTTATTTAAACTTTTATAGTATATTTGTTTAAACTTTAAAAATATAAACAATGAAAGACTTAAATGAAAATGTATTAGGAACAGATGAAATGACATCTGATGAACTAAATTTAAAAAAAGAAGAAATGTTATCATTTTATAATGGTTCACTATCTTATTTGCAAGCACAACATGATTATGAAAACATCTTATTAAAGATTGATGAAGTTAGATTTAAAAGAGCTAACATACAAATGCAGTTTGCAATGATGATGCAAGAAAATAAAGAAGAAGAAGATATTGAAAAAAATGATGAAAGTACTGATACAAACATTGAAAAAAAAAGAATTCTTAAAAAATCATAAAGATGGCAATTGTAAACCAAGTTCAAAAAAAAACAAGGCTTACTAAATGGGATATAATAAAGTATCAAATAATGACTTATTGTTATATTAAAAAAATCGCAGTAACTGATTCAGATCTTAATTGTATGACATTACTAAGCCTTAATCAACCAATAGAGCTTACACATTTTTGTTATGATGCATCTTCAGAAGAAGATTGTATTTTTAAATCATCACAAACTGTAAGAAATTGTATCAATAAAGCAGAAAAAAATAAATTAGTTATTAAAGATCTTAGTAATAAAAAATTAATATTAATAAATCCTGACTTACAATTACAAACAGAAGGTATTGTTTTATTAGACTATAAATTTTTAAGTGATGATACCTCAAAAACCTAATAAGTTATATATTGAATTATCTGAAACATTAAATCACAGTAGTTTTTTAATTGAAGAAGTTGTTGAATTTTATTATAAAACAGTTAAAAATTTATTAACTGATTTAAAACATCCTAGAGTTAATGTAGAAGGTTTGGGGCATTTTGTTGCAAAAACAGGATTAGTAAAAAAATCAATACCTAAATTTCAAAATATTTTAGAAAAACATGATACATCCACTTATGCTGCATATTATAATAAAAAAATGATTGAAAATAAACTTGATTTATTAATTCAATTAGAACATATGATTATAATTGAAGAAACAAGAAAAAAAACATTTAAAAAAAATAAGTATGAGTAATATATTAAAAACACTTTGGAAAAATAAAAAAGAAATTTTAGAAGGTATAAAAAATTCAGTTATTAGAGATGAGTTTGTAGAAAAAATTGCTTTACTAAGAAATGATATATGTAATAATTGTGAATTAAAAGGAGATGATTGTGCTGTAAAAGGAACTGGTCCATGCTGTAATGAATGCGGATGTTCATTAACATTTAAAACTAGATCATTATCATCATCTTGTCCTCATCCTGATGGCGCAAAATGGAAAAAAATTTTTACTGAAAAAGAAGAAGATAAAATTTATAAATTATGACAATAGCATTTAAATCAGATGATCATTCATATGTAAGTATCAATGATGAAAAAATTAATTGGATAAGTGTAACAACAATAATTAATCATTTTAAAAAACCTTTTGATGCTAAAAAAATTGCTGAAAAAGTTTCTAAAACTAAAAAATCTAAATGGTTTGGTATAAACCCTTTAGAAATACAAAACATATGGAATTGTGAATCAGCAAGAGCAACTGCATTAGGTACATATTATCATAATCAAAGAGAAACTGATATATGTTCATTTGCCTCTATGGAAAAAAATGGAGTTACAATACCAGTTATACAACCATTAGCTTTAAAAGATGGATTAAAAATAGCACCTATTCAAAAACTTGAACCTGGAATATATCCAGAGCATATGGTGTATTTAAAATCTGCTGGTATATGTGGTCAATCAGATTTAGTAGAAGTAGTAAATAATACAGTAAATATTATTGATTATAAAACAAATAAAGAAATTAAAAAAGAATCTTATATTAACTGGGATGGGATTTCAGAAAAATTATCTAATCCAGTTAATAATTTAGATGATTGTAACTTTAATCATTATGCATTACAATTAAGTGTTTATATGTATATTATATTGAAGCATAATCCAAAATTAAAAGTTGGAAAAATGTTAATTCATCATGTAATATTTGATGAAGATGAAAAAGATTTAAATGGTTATCCAGTTACTAAGTATAATGAAAATGGAGATCCTATTGTAAAAGAAGTAATTGTAATACCAGTTCCTTATTTACAAGATGAAGTTATAAGTATTATGCATTATTTAAAAGATAACCCTATTAAAAAAATAAAATGACAATTAAATTATTTGATATTGAAAATGGTGTTGTAGTTCCTACAGAACATTGTTATACTTTAAAAGCATTAAAAGATGTTATGGATGAGTATCCAGAAGAGCATTTAAAAATCTACTTATACTTGTTTTATATGAGTTGTCCAAATCCTGATTTAAATCCTTTTTTTTATACTCCTGAAATGGATAAAGAAGATTTAATATTAAAACAAATAAATTCTGATTTTTCAGTAGAAGATGATAGTATTCATAAAGCATTGCAATTTTGTCAAAAAATGTATGAAACACCAACTTCAAGAGCTTATAAAGGTATTGCTTCTATGTTAGATAGATTAGCAAGATATATGGAAACACAAAGTATTACAGATGGTAGAGACGGTAATATAAACTCTATTGTAAGTGCTGCAAAAAACTTTGATCAAATAAGATCTTCTTTTAAAGGAGTATATAAAGATCTTCAAGAAGAACAATCTAGTAAAGTTAGAGGTGGTATTGGTATGGCTTATGATCAATAAGCATGGATAAAATTTATAATAATATACCAACTTGGGATAATGGTCAATGGACTATTACTAATTTTGAATCAAGAGAATTATTTTCTGATTTTATTTTTAGTTTATTTAAAGAACCAGGTAAATATAATTTTAATGAAACAAGTTTATTATTTAATAAACAAGGAGAATTATTTAGAGAAAATAAAGTTTATTGTACAGCACCATTTAAATCTAAAGACTTTGTTAATTATTGGGATGATCAAAAATTAAAATGTAGAAAAGGTATAATATTTAAATCTAAAGATGATACTTGGTTTATCACAAGAGACTATTACATGTGGTTAAACTTTTTACCAATCTTTGATAAAGAACAACAAAAGTTTGACTTTGCAAAAATTAGAGATGCTCAATATCATATGGCATTATATGAATTACTTGCAGAACTTAATTATAAACATGTTGCTATTCTAAAGAAACGTCAGATAGCATCTTCTTACTTTCATATATCTAAGTTATTAAATCAATTATGGTTTGAAGAAGGAGTAACCTTAAAAATGGGTGCTAGTCTTAAAGATTATATTAATGAAAAAGGATCTTGGAAATTTCTTGCAGAATATGCAGCATTTCTTAATCAACATACAGCATGGTATAGACCCATGAATCCTGATAAAATTTTAATGTGGCAACAAAAAATTGAAATAAGAAAAGGAGACAGAAAAACAGAATCAGGTTTAAAAGGTACAATGCAGGGAATGTCTTTTGAAAAAGATCCTACAAATGGTGTAGGTGGACCAGTAAAATATTTTTTTCATGAAGAAGCAGGTATAGCACCTAAGATGGATCAGACTTATGAGTACATGAGACCTGCCATGAGATCAGGTTTAACAACTACAGGAATGTTTATTGCTGCAGGATCAGTAGGTGATTTATCACAATGCAATCCTTTAAGAGATATGATATTAAATCCTGATTCAAAAGATATATATGCTATAAAAACAGATTTATTAGATAATAAAGGTACTTTAGGTGTATCAGGTTTATTTATTCCAGAACAATGGTCTATGCCACCATATATTGATTCTTATGGTAACTCTCTTGTAGATGAAGCTTTAGAAGCTTTAGATGATCAATTTGATAAATGGAGAAAAGAATTAAATCCAGAAGATTACCAATTAAGAATATCTCAACATCCTAGAAATATAAAAGAAGCATTTGATCATAGATCTATATCAGTATTTCCTACACATTTAATTACAGCACAAGCAAGAAGAATTGAAGAAAAAGAATATGGATATGAATTTTTAGATATTAGTACAGATGCTAATGGCAAACCTACAGTAAAAACTTCAAATAGACAACCTATTAAAGAATTTCCAATTACAAAAAAGACAGAAGATAAAACAGGAGTATTAGTAGTATGGGAAAGACCAATTAAAGATCCAACTTTTGGACAATACTATGCTTCAATTGACCCTGTATCTGAAGGAAAAACTACAACATCAGAATCACTATGTTCTATATATGTAATGAAGGCTCCTGTAGAAGTGACAAAAGTTACAGGTATTGAAACTGAAACATATATAGAACCTGATAAAATTGTTGCTACTTGGTGTGGAAGATTTGATGATATTAATAAAACTCACCAAAGATTAGAACTTATAATAGAATGGTATAATGCATGGACGGTTATAGAAAATAATATTTCTTTGTTTATTCAATATATGATATCTAGAAAAAAACAAAGATATTTAGTACCTAAAAGTCAAATTATGTTTTTAAAAGATTTAGGATCTAATACAAATGTATTTCAAGAATATGGTTGGAAAAATACAGGTACACTTTTTAAACAGCATCTTCTTAATTATGCTATAGAATATACTAAAGAAGAATTAGATGTAGAAACTAAAACAGATGGAACAATAGTTAAAACTAAATATGGTATAGAAAGAATACCAGATCCTATGTTACTTAAAGAAATGCAAGAATATGCAGCTGGTGTTAACGTGGATAGATTGGTTTCATTTGCTGCTTTGGTTGGTTTTATGAGAATACAACAATCTAATAGAGGTTATTCAAAAAGAGTTATTATGGATGATGCAGCTAAAAACTTGCAAAAGTCAGAAAATTTGTTTAAATTAAATAGAAGTCCTTTTCGTCATATGGGCGGAAATAAGATATCAAATAGGACAGACTCTAAAAGATCTGCCTTTAAAAACTTAAAGTAAAATACTATGCAGATAATTAATGCAATGCAAGCCAAAGCAGGAGTTAAAACTTCTCAAAATAGAATGGGAACTATTACTCAGCCATTACAATTTATATCAAAAAAAGATAAAACTCAAGAATGGGCAGCATGGAATATTGATTGGATAGAATGGCAAGGCCTTAAACAATTAAAAAGAAATGCAAGAAGGTTAATGAAAAATTACAAACTTGCAAAAGGAGTAATTGATAGAACTGATTACATAGTAGAAAATGATAATGATTATAGAGATATAATTGAATCATTAACACAAGAAGATACTTCTGCATTAGAATTAAAATTTTATCCAATTATTCCAAATGTTATAAATGTACTTGTAGCTGAGTTTGCAAAAAGATCTACTAAACTTATATATAGAGCTGTTGATGACATATCATATAATGAAATGTTAGAACAAAAAAGAAAAATGGTTGAAGATGTTTTACTATCTGATGCACAAATGAAAATAACACAAGCTCTTATTGAACAAGGAATGGATCCAGAATCTCCTGAGTTTCAACAAGAAGTATCACCAGAAAAATTAAAAACATTACCAGAAATAGAACAATTTTTTCAAAAAGATTATAGGTCTATGGTAGAAGAATGGGCTTCACATCAACATAAAGTAGATGTTGAAAGATTTGGTATGGATGAACTTGAAGAAAGAGCATTTAGAGATATGCTTATTACTGATAGAGAATTTTGGCATTTTAGAATGATGGAAGATGATTATGATGTAGAACTTTGGAATCCAGTTTTAACATTTTATCATAAGTCTCCAGATGTAAGATATATATCTCAAGGAAATTGGGTTGGTAAAACAGATATGTTAACTGCAGCAGATGTTATTGATAAATATGGTTATTTAATGAATGAAGACCAGCTTTTATCTTTAGAAGCAGTTTATCCAATAAAATCAGCAGGATATACAATTGGTGGTTATCAAAATGATGGTACTTTTTATGATGGTACAAAAAGTCATGACTGGAATACTAACATGCCTTCATTAGGAATGAGACAATATACATCTGCCATGAATG